GTACGGCACTCCAAGTACGCAGCCTACTGCTGCCATTCGTAGATTTAGCAATCGTCTAGAAGAGTCTGAAAAGTTTTTGTTGCGGAGAGCAAAACAACTTCTAGGAGGTGCTCTATGAGTCTAGGTCCTTTATTCTTAACAGAAGACAAAGCATTACGTGAACTTCTAAAAGGAATCACCGTATTAGACCAACGAGCCAACGATGAGGGAACTCCTCGTCCTGTGGGTGTTTGGTTTGGTATGCCTGACCAAGAAGTTCGTGACCAGTCTTATCCATACATTACTATTGATATGATTGATATATCAGAAGACCGTGCTCGTGCAATGCGTGGGTTTATTGACCCAGAGTATTTAAAGCCAGCAAATCTTCCAGGAAACAAAGGGTGGGAAATACAAATGCCTATCCCTATAAATATTGATTACCAAATTACTACATATGCCCGTCAACCACGGCATGACAGACAGATTTTAAGCGAACTCTTGTTTACAAGATTGCCGCTTAGATTCGGGTCTCTATCACCTGAAGATACGACAGTACGTCGTCTCGATGTGTTAGATGTCTCGAAAAGAGATACTGTTGAACAAGCAAAGCGTTTGTTCATCAACGCAATAACAGTGCGTGTCTCAAGTGAGATGCCGCTTACACAATACAAAGAACTTTACAAGGTACAGGAAATCAACTTGTCAGGTCCACAACCTACACCTCGTGGTGAGTTTGCTGGTCCAGGTAGTTTTACAATTTCGTAATAATTCGTAGTAACTTTAAACAACTAGTTAGGAGAAAAAAGAAATGGCCGTTTACAAACGCCCAGGTGTTTACATCAGTGAACGCTTGCTTCCTGCACCAATCACTGTTGCAGGAACCGCAAATGCTGCAGGTGCAGTTGCTGCCCCATTTGCTAGTGGTCCAACCACTGCAACCTTGGTAAGTTCTTGGTATGAATTTACTAAGATTTTTGGAGGATACAATGCCTCCTTCCCAGCAACTTTCCAAGTTGCTGCTTTCTTCCAAAACGGAGGACGCGATTTATACGTAAAGCGTATGCTTGGTGCAGACGCAGCAGCAGCAGCCGTTGCTGTAGGTCGTGGTTCTGGTTCTGGAACAGTAATGAACGTAGTATCAAAAGACAAAGGAACTGACGGAAACAACCTCCGTGTTAAGTTATCAGCAGGTACAGCAGGTGCTGGCTATTACGACTTTGTTGTATACAAAGAAGGCGTTGCAGGAACTGGGTCTGACATTACTAATGACACTGTTCTTGAGTCATACGACAACATCAGAACTGATTCTGAGACATCATCAGACTTCATTGAAACTGTAGTTAATTTAGTTTCTAAGTATGTATCTGTAGATGTAGTGGATTTAGTAAACGCACCAAGTACTTCTGCTGTTTATCCACTTACCACAGGAAGTAACGGAACTGCTGTAACACTAACTGATTACCAAAGTTCAGTAGAAGGTGTTGCTGCTGCTTTTGACACAATTGACCGTCCTCTAGTGCTGTTTTTACCAGCAGTAGACACTGTTATTGGTTCAGCAAATGCAATCACTATTTATGAAGAACTTGGCGACTGGGCATTTGCTAAGGGTATTCACTTTGTTATTCTTGAAACTCCAGCCTCACGCACAGTTGCACAAGCACAAACTTTTGCAACTGCTCTAGTAGGTGCAGGTGTTTCTGCTGTGTATTTCCCTCATTACTACATAACTGACCCTGTTGGTCGTAGCAGCAGTGCTATCCGCAAAGTTGGCCCATCAGGTGCAATAGCAGGTATTTATATGAATACTGACGCAGTTACTGGTCCATTCAAAGCCCCAGCAGGTATTGGTACAACTGTTCAAGGAGCCATCTCTCTAGAAAGAGTATTTACATCTACAGAACTAGATAGCATGAACTCTTCTTCAGCCCCAGTAAACGCAATCCGTGCTTTGCCAGGTGCAGGTATCTCAGTAATGGGTGCTCGTACTTTGCTTCAAGACGGAACAGCAAACAAGTATGTAAACATGCGTCGTTCACTTATTTACATCCGTAAGAAGTTAAACGACTTAACTCAATTCGCATTGTTTGAAAACAATGACGAAAAATTGTGGGAAAGAATTAATACCGCAATTACAGGTTTCCTAAACGAATACCGCAATCAAGGCGGTCTACGTGGAGGAACTCCAGCAGCAGCGTTCTTCGTTAAGTGCGATGCTGAAAACAACCCTGACAATCTGATTGCTCAAGGCGAAGTGAACATTGAAGTTGGAGTTGCTTTGCAATATCCAGCCGAATTTGTGATTATCACTTTGAGCCAGAAGACAGCAAACTAAGAAAGAAGGATGCAGATAAATGGCAACTATTTACCAGAATCGTTCAGCACTTGCTACTGACCCGATTCGTAACTTTCGGTTTCTTGTCTCGTTCGCAGCGGTAAACCCAAACGCAACAAACCTAAGTGGCATTACAACTGCCACTATGGGTTTTACCTCAGTGTCAGGGTTAGCCGTAACAACAGACTCGATTCCTTACCGTGAAGGTGGCTACAACACCACTGTTCACCAAATCCCTGGTCAAACCTCTTTCCAACCTATTACACTTCAACATGGTGTAATGATGGGTAAGAAGGCTCAGTGGGATTGGATGCGAAACCTATTCGCAACTGTTCAAGGCGGTACTACTCGTGGCGTTGCTCAAGACTTCCGTTGCGATATTGAAATCAAGGTTCTTGCACACCCAATTCCAACTGTTGCAGAGGCTAAAGAAGGTGTAGACGACGTAGCAATGCGTTTCAAAGTTTACAACGCTTGGCCTACAGCAGTGGCATACTCTGACCTAAACGCTGGAGACAACTCTCTATTCGTAGAGCAGATGACTCTTGTTCATGAAGGTTTCGATGCTTCATGGTCTACGTTTAACGCAGGAGTATTTACACCAGCACCAGCAATTTCCTAATACAAGAAAGATAGGTATACAAATTGAGTACAAAAACAGGTAACACTGTAAAAGCAGCAGAAAATCCAGACCTTGTAAACCAGATGGTTGCTCAAACTTTGGCAAGTGTTGACACTATGCCAGAGCCTGTAGCGGTCATGTCTCCTTCTGATAATTTGGTGACTCTCCCTGGCGGGTATTTGAATCCCGCTGGGGAAGTCATCAAAACAGTTGAGGTAAGAGAACTTAACGGCAAAGATGAAGAAGCAATTGCTCGTACTACAAGTATGGGTAAAGCAATTCTGACAATCCTTCAAAGAGGAACTGTAAAAGTTGGCGATATGCCAGCAACAGAAGAACTCCTTGACGGATTACTTGCGGGAGACCGCGATGCCATTATGTTGGGAATTTACAAAGCAACTTTTGGAAAAACAGCAGACATTCAAGGAGTTTGTCTTAAAGAAAACAAGTTCCTTGATGTGAAGATAGATATTGACCACGATATTGAAGTACGTAAAATGGAAGACCCATACAAGAGAACGTTTACTTTAGATTGTAAGGTCGGCCCTGTTGATGTAGTTCTTCCTACTGGTTATGTCCAAAAAGACTTAGTGAATAACACTGATAAAACAGTGTCAGAACTAACAACTATTTTGTTAGAAAATTGTGTAGTTAGTATTAATGGAAGTCCTGTTATTGGAAAAGCCCAAGTTCAGAATCTAGGCATTAATGACCGTCGCATGATTGCCGAGGCTTTGAACAAGCACTCTATTGGCCCAGTATTTGAAGAAATTACCCTAACATGCACTGATTGCGGAGATGGCGAGGTAACAGTTCCTATTAATTTAGGGACCTTATTTCGTTTCTAGCACAACAGACTATCCGACATTAATGGCTGAATGGCTGGCTTTGTCGGACCGTCACACAGGATGGACTCTAAGTGAGATTAAAGAACTTTCATTTAGAGAAAGAAAAAATTGGATAGCACTTGCTAAAGAAGGATATTAGGAGTTGACATGGCAGAAATTAACGAATCGTTAGGAAAAACTAACGACGAGTTAGACAAGATTGTCAAAAAACTCACCACCATTGAGCAAAAACTCAAAGGTGTAGGTTCTGGTGCAAGTAAACTTCCTGGTGCTGTTGCACTTACAGGTGGCGACCGTGGAATAGGCAATGCTGGTGGCAGCGTAATGCCTTCCATGGACAAAGCCACTTTTAGTGGTCAAAGTAAAGAAAGCGTCAATCAAGAGTTCCAGCAACACTATAAAGACGCTAGACACACACTTGGTTTAAGCGGATTTAATGGTTCTAAAACATGGGGCGTTGCTGCAGGTGTAGCACAAATGGGCACAGGCCTTATTGCTGGAGCCCTTGCTGCTGTGCCATCTGTTACTTCAGTAATGGCAAGTTCTGCAAATTACTACGGAGCCTCACTACGTTCTGGTGGGCTTGGTTATCAACAAATAACGGGTATGACCATGCGTGGTCTTGGTCCTCTTGGAATAACTAGCGAACAATCTC